GCAGCTAAATCTGATGTTGTAGAAGTTACTGAAGGTCAAACAAATAAAATTAAAGATGTATTAGGTACATTTGGTATTTCTGCACCTAAACTTAGAAAAATATTACCAGGTAATCAAAGCGAATCTTATGAACAAGCAGTAGAAGATATTGCGTTTAAAGTTCAAAATAAAGTAAATGCTATGATGAAAACTGCTAAGAAAAAAGGTCAAAAAATTGAAGTTGGAAATAGACTATACAAAAAAGTAATTCAAGACATGATTGATAGTGGAGAAATAGATAAAAAAGGTGGATTAAAAATAGGTGGTTATAACATTATTGATTCAACACTAGAAGCTAAACCAATGGCAAGAGGTGGCCCAATACAAGAAGGTAAACCTTATGTTGTTGGAGAAGAAGGGCCTGAAATTATAATACCTACATCAGATGGTAATGTACTATCTAATGATGACTCACAAATTTATGCTATGTTATTAGCATCTAACCCACAACTACAAAAGGTATCTAGACAAAGAGCTGAAAAGATTCTTAGAAATAGATTCCCAGAATATTTTGAAGGATAAATATGATTAAAAAATTTACATCAATATTATTAAGATTACCTAAAAGTAAAAAATTTAAAGGTGTTAAAAAATTAAAACCACAAAAACCTTATAAAGTATTTGATGAACCAAGAGCAAAAGTAGAAGCACAACAAAATATAAGAGATCAATTAGGTGGAGACGACTTTGGTAATTGGAGTCCTCAATCTTTATCTGAATTAAGAGGTGAATCTATAGCTTTTAAATTAGGAAACAGAAGATTTTTTAGAAGTATTATGCCTGAAGTTAAAAAAGGCAAAACTGTTATTGCATCTAAAATTAAAAAATTTGATACTAAATCTAGAGCTGGATTAAAAGCATATAAAACTAAAGGTAAAAATCCTAAAATTAAATCACCTAGACAATTAATTATTAAAAAAAATGAAAGTGCATTAAAAAGATATGATAAAGTAGACAAAGATGTATCTGCATTTCAAACTAAAGTAACAGAAAGATTTTCTGGAAAAACTAAAGTAATGCCTTTTGTAACAAGAACTAAATCTACTAAAATTAAAAGAGATCCTAGAGAACAACAAATGTTTAGACAAACTCAATCTGATTGGGGTAAAGATCCAGATGCTTTTCCTGATACTTCAGATATGATGTTAGGTATTAATAGAACATTTAAAACTAATAGAGGATTAGGAACAAAAGGAAAAGGCCCATTTGCTTCTATGAAATATAAAAGATACGATTGGAAAAAGAAAAAATGATATGGCTAATGACTTCAATCTTAATGAATTTAAACTAAAAGACCCAGTACGTAATATCGGAGATGGATTACAAGAACCCATTAAAGATAGTACGCCTGGGTTTTTTCAGTCTTTAAAGAATCCAATAGACCTTTGGAGAGAAGAATCATTACCTGCATCATTGTATCAATGGATCTCAGGTAATACTAAAAAAAAACAAGCTCAAGAAGCATACGATTATTTAAGAAACAATCCAGATAAAGAAGGTGGTAAATTTTACCAAGAAGCAGAACGAGTAATGAGTCGTTTTGGTTATTTGTTAGAAGATGGCCCAATGAACATAGACCTAAAAGAAGTTGGGAATATGATGAAAGCCAATCCAAAAATGTTTGGTGCTGAACTTGTAAACATGATGATGGCAGATCCATACTTATTGTTTATGCCTATGGGTTGGAGTGCATTAGGTAGAGGTGTAGTTAATAGTTTAAGATTAAAATATGCTAAAAGTTTACAAATGGTTAGACAAAAACCTAAACTTAAAGCAGCTCAACAAGCAGAAAATATAGCAGATATAAAAGTAGGTGCGTTTGCCACACTAGCAACACCCTTTGTGTTTTCTACAGTATGGCAAGGATCAGAAGATAGAACATTAGATCCAAAAAGAACAAGTATAGAAACTACATTAGGTGCAACAGCAGGTGCTGTTATATCTGTAGGATTTGCAGGTATGAGTGCTGCAGCAAGTAGAGCTCTTAATGTACCTAAAATTAAAACAGATGATGCTTTAAGTACTGTATTAAAAAATAATAGTATTGATCCAGATAATTTAATATTACCTAATGATACTGGTAGTTATAAAGTTGTAATAAAATTATTAGAAGAATTAAAAAAAGAAGTTAATACTACATTTAATACTGAACCTATTCCAAGAAAATTAGATATAAAATATCAAGATCTTAGAAGTGATCAAGCTATGTCATTTTTTAGACGTACTGCACCTGGAGAAAAAGAAGGTACAGTATATATGGATCTTAATAGAATTAATGAATCTTTTAAAAATAAAGTATGGACTAAACCTAGATTAGTAGGTGTAGATGCATTACCAGAAAATCAATTTAAAACACCTAAAGAATGGCAAGATTTTATATATTACCATGAATTAGGACATTGGCAAAATCCTATTAAAGCAGGTGAAACTAAAGCTATTTACGAAAATAGAATGAATACTATTGCATTAAATGCAGCAGAAAGAAATAGAATAGATCAATTAGTAGCTAAAGATATATTAGATAGTCAAACTAGATTTGATACTCTTGCTTCAGAAATTACAGCAGCTATGAGACCTGCTATACAAAATGGTAGAGACATGGCTATTAATACAGTATTAAAAGCTTCTGCTATTGGTGGAGTATTTGGTGCTGCACAATTTCTTACAGCAGATGATGAAAAATTATTAGCAACAGCAAAAGGTTTTGGTTTAGGTGCTGCTATATATGGTGCTGGAAAACTATTAAGTAAAGCAATAGTTCAATCATCAAAAGAATTAGATGATATGGCATTAGCTGGTGAATCAGCACTTGATGCTATGAAATTTATTACTGTTAAAGTTAATACGTTAGCACAAAATTTATCTAATAAAATTAAAGATACATTACCAGATGCTTTAGATTCAAGACGTAAAGTATTTTATTATATTACTGAAGCTAAAGTTAATAGACAAACATTGCAATATGATCCTAATGGAAGTGCTATTAAATGGTTTGAATTAAATAAAGCTGAAAAATTAGCTACTATACAAGTAAAAAGAATTTTTAAAGATTATAATAAAATATTTGGAGCTGAAGGAACTGAACTTTTTTCAGGACAAAGAGCTAATTATTTACCATTAATGTGGGATAGTTATAACCATAAAGATACACCATTTAGATTTATTAAAAAATTTAATAACGATATAAGTAATGAAACAATTACTGGCCCATCAGCTAAGTTTAAATTTGCAAGACGTGGAACTTTTCAAGATGTTAATGCAGGTTTAAGAGTAGGATATAAATTACGTCCAGGTATGGATGATCCTGCAGAGTTAGTTAGAATATATGGTTTTGCTGCATCTAAAGCATTAGCAACTAGAGCTTTAATTAAACATTTAGAAACATTTAAAGTTAATAATAAAGCTATGCTTTATAGATCTGTTAAAACAAATATAGATACAACAGATTATATAGAATTTAAACATCCTTATTTTGAAGGAAAAGGACAAGCATTTATTCACAAAGGTATGGAAAGATCTATAAGAATGGTCTTTGATGCTACAGAAGAACAAGCATTTATGGGTGCTTTATTTACAACTAACCTTATGATGAAAAGATTAGCTGTAGGATTTTCATTCTTTCATGCTGGTGCATTAGTAGAAAGTATGTGGTTTGCAGGTAACAAACTTAACTTTATTAAAAAAACATTAGATCCTAGAAAAAAACCTGAGTTATTAGAAATGGTTAATAATCCTAATAAAGCTATTAAAGATTATAAAACTGCTATAGATCAATTAAAAGCATCAGGCTATGGAGATGTTGTAAGATTTGCACAAGGAACTGGTTTACAAATTACTACTCCAGAAGATATAGGATTTGATAGATTTTATTTTAATTTAAGAGGTATAGATACTTTTTTTAAAAGACATTTTGGTGTTTCTAGTGGTGGTAATGTAGAAAAAGTATTTAGATGGTTTGATAGAATTACATGGGATAGAGTATTTACGTCTGCTAAATTAAATACATTTTTACAAGTATTAGATTCTCCTACATTAAAAGGAATACCTAATAAATTAGCTATTGTTAAAGGTGATACTGAAGCTCAGATATATGCTAAAGCAACTAAAGCAGCACAGTTTACTAATGACGCATTTGGTGGACAAAATTGGGAACAAATTGCAAATAGAATACAATCTCCTTGGTTAAAAAGATTAGCACAAACTACTTTGTCTCCAGGATCTAGAGGATATATGCAGTTGTTATTATTTGCTCCTGATTGGACAATATCTAATATAAGAATTATAGCAAAATCTTTACCATCTTTTGAAAGTGATCCAGCACTTAGAAGAATGTATCAATATTATTTTGCAAGAGCTGCACTTACATATGCAGCTGCAGGATCTGTACTTAATTATATATTTAGTGGTCACTCTATATTAGAAAACACAGATCCAACTAGAATTGACTTAGGGAATGGTCAAGTATTAACCTTCTCTAAACAATTAATGGAACCTTTCCATTGGATAACAGATCCACAATCTACAGGTCTTAAAAAAATTGGGTCTTTACCAAGAACAACAATAGAAGTATTAACTAATAAAAAATACTTGACTACTAAATGGAGTCCAAACATTACTAAAAAAGATGATGATGCTATTGAGAAAGGTTTATCTATAGGTGGTCATGTAGGTAAAAGATTTTTACCTATTTGGTTACAACAAGCAACAGCTTCAATAGAACAAGGTTTGCTAAAAGATGGTATATCGTTAGACTTAGCTGCAGACACTTCTGTTGATTTTGTACTAGGGCAATTAGGTCACCCTAGATACCAAGGGCCTAGATATACACAATACAAAACGAAAGGGTTAGTAAGGTCTCCTTACGAAACATTATTCTAATGAGTAGAAATACAGAAAATAAAGAAGAACTTTTAAAAGTTCATAATAGGATAGATCTTATTGATCAAAAATTAGATACTTTAGAAAACAATCATTTAGCTCATATGCAAAAAGATATAGATAGAATTATATATATTATATCAGCTATTGGTTTAGGTTTATTAGGACAATTCTTATATCTTCTTACAAAAAACATATAAAAGTTGTACCTAGACTGCTAGACATATTCCCCAAATACTTGTAAAAGGTATAATATGCTTCGCAAATCAATACTTGTTATAAGTGATCAACACGCACCATATCATCATATAGATACACTTGACTTTTTAAGTGCAATCAAGCAAAAATATAAGCCTGACTGTGTAATAAATATAGGTGATGAAATGGATTGGCATAGTATATCATTCCACGATTCACATCCTGGTTTATACTCGCCAAGTCATGAGCTTGTAGTTGCTAAAAAGTTCTTTAAAAAATTAGAAGAACTATTTCCTAGGCAATACATAATGGATTCTAATCATGGTAGCTTAGTTTTTAGAAAAGCTACTAGACATGGTTTACCTCATGAGATCTTTAAGTCATATAATCATATGCTTGGAGTAGGCAAAGGTTGGACATGGCATGAAGATTTGGTTATTAAAGCATCTAATGGTCAAAAAATTTACTTCTGTCATGGTAAATATAAAGACGTACTTAAAGTTGCACAGCAATATGGTATGTGTACTGTTCAAGGACACTATCACACATCATTCAAAATAGATTATTGGAGTAATCCTAATGAACTACTTTGGGGTATGCAAGTTGGATGTTTAATTAACATGAAAAGTTTAGCTTTTGAATATAATAAATTACAGAAGTCTAGACCAGTAATAGGAACAGGAGTTATCATTGATGGGTTACCAATATTAATCCCAATGGTTTTAGATAAACATGGCAGATGGAACAGAAAAATTACCTAGAGGTATAAGAAATAAAAATCCAGGAAATATTAAACTTGGTACTGATTGGGATGGACTGGCAGATGAACAATCTGATCCAGTTTTTTGTGTATTTAAAGAAGCTGTATGGGGTATTAGAGCATTAGTTAAAATACTTTTAACATACAGATTTCACCATAAAAGATTTACAGTAGAGAGCATTATTGAAAGATGGGCTCCACCAAGTGAAAATGATACAGATGCTTACATTGCATTTGTTTGCAGAAAACTTGGCGTTAATCCTACTGATGAACTAAACAATACTATTGAAGATTATTTACCATTAGTAAAAGCAATTATACAAATGGAAAATGGTATGCAGCCATACGATGATGAGCTGTTAGTAGAAGGGATGTACAAAGCATGGGAAGGTTTACCAACAAATTCTACAGCTTCGTAGAAAAATACGCATCAAAAATTAGTGTATGGTGTTGGCACAAACGTGTTAGCATATTAAGAACTAAACAAAGAAAGAAAGGTATTAAATAATGTGGTTTAATTTATTATCTATGGGTGTTAAGACTGCTAGTCATATATACCAAAACAAACAAAAAACTAAACAATTAATGTCAGATGCTCAAATGAGACATGCTGAGAAAATGAGTACAGGTCAAATTGAATATAAAGCGAAAGTTATTGAGAGTAATGATAAAGGTTGGAAGGATGAATTTGTCTTGGTTCTTGTATCTTTGCCTATTCTTGTATTGGTGTACTCTATCTTCACTGACGATCCTGAGATTCGTAATAGATTAGATATGTTCTTTGAATATTTTAAAGAACTTCCTTATTGGTACCAAGCAATATTTATAGGAATAGTGTCAGCAATTTATGGTCTTAAAGGTGCAGACATTATGCGTAAACCAAAGTGATCGAAATAAGAGGTCAATGTAAATGGTGTAATAAAAATATTAGCATGACTGAAGCTTTTATATCATTAAAAGATAATGAATACTCTTGTATTAAATGTTACAAAAATTCAGGACATATGTTACCTTTTTGGGAAAAAAATAATAAGTTTAAAAATAAATGAAAATTAGTGAAAATACATCTGTAAGTATGCCATTACGTAATATGGCTATGATAATTTTTGGTGTAGTAGCAGGTGTAATTGCATATACTGAACTTACAGGTAGATTGACATCATTAGAAACTTCTAGAGAATTATTTGAAAATGATTTGCTTAAAAAATCTGAGCAAGTACCTACTGATCAAGAACAACATTTTTTATTAGAAGATCTTTATAAAACTGTAGAAAAATTACAGTCTACGCAAGAAATGAATATGACTAATAAAGTTAATATAGAATTTTTAAAATCACAACTTGAAAAAGCTTTAAATGATATTGAACATTTAAAAGATAAAGTTAGAGCAAATGGTAATGGAACTTACTAATGACTGAAATTGTTATTGCATTATTGATGATTGTTAATGGTGAAATAAAAGAACATAGAATACAAGAATCTATGTCTAAATGTTTAAAAGGCAAAAGAATTGCAATGAGAACAAATAATAGTAATAACGTAGATTACCAATGCATAAAGTCAATGGCAGAAACTGAAATATACATGAATAAAAAAAGTATTAAAAAACTTATATTAGAATAATGAAATTTATATTAGCTTTTTCTATATGTTCAGCAATTACAGGATTTTGTAATAACACTGCAACTGTACCAACACAATACAACAGTTGGACTGAGTGTGTAAATGGTGGTGCAAAATTAATAACTACATTTACAGATAAATACGAAGTAAAAATGGACGAACAAAAACTATACGTTACATATTTTTGTAACGAAATAGAAAAAAGTTAAGAATAATCTCTTTCTATTATCATTTCAATAAAGTGTATAGCTTTTAACAAATCATCTTTACCTCCTTTGTCCTGGTGTCTAATTATATATTTAATTGCACATCCTTCAGGAAATAGAAGTTTGTTTTCTACTACAAATTTACTTGGTTGAATTTTATATTTTTGGTAGTGATTACCTTTAATCTGTTTGTTCCAAACTTTGCTCATTAAATGTTAACCTAAATTTACTTTTATGTTTATATTTTTTTCTTGGTTTGCTCAACACTTTATGTTGATCTTCTCTTAATGTATATAGATCTAACTTCATAGCAGCAGTAAATTTTTTACAAGCCATTTCAGGATCTATTTCTGCATAATGACATATAGTTCTAAAGTCTACTGAATTACTTATAAGCCAATCAATAGCATTACGTTTGTCTATAAGATAATATTTATCTAAACCATTATACATGGCATCATGTATTGCTTGACTAATTATAGCTCTAAACAAATACCTCTCAGGATTTTTCATCTATAACTTCATATGTCATTCGCTGCTCTACTGCGTCAGCTTCTTGCCAGTTTAAAGTTGTAGAATCTATAGCATTTAATATCTTTAATGCTTCTTCATCTGAATTTGCATTAACAAATATTTCTGTATAAGCAGGAAGTATAACCCATTTTTTAAACTTATAGATCATATATTGTTTTTACGTCTACTCGCTTCTAATGTTCTAAAGAGATCTATAATAAGACCTTCTTTATCACGTTTGTTTTCTAATGTAGAAGATTTAACTTCTGCTTCAAACAATTCATCTACTGCAGATTTATATGTATCACTTGCATAGTAAGATTGTTCTTTAGCAGATATACTTTTATCTTCTGAGTTACCAGTTATATGTAATGCTTTTTTACGTTTAAGTAATCTATCAAGATACTTAACATTAGCATTAGCTTGTGCATTACTTTCATCTGTTTCAGATAAAAATGCTAACGCTTTTTCTAATCGTTGTTCTGTAATCATTTATTCTCCTTATTTAGTTTATAAATTTTTAATCTAATTAATTCACAATCTGCACAATAATATTCTTTATTGCGTATAATGATTGCAGTTTTTTTACAAAGTTTACATTTCATAATAAAAAGGCACTACTACAGAGAAGAACCTTGTTCTGTAGCAATGCCTAGTTTTCTAACTCGAGGGAGATAAGAAATTGTTAAAATGGTGGATCATCTGATAGTATTTCTTCAACACTATTAGCTTTTGCATCTAATACTTTCCTTACCAGATTATCAATTTGTTGAAACTCTGATTCAGTTGGTATTTTGCCACCTGACATATAAGAACCTATTAAGTTACTCATAGTCAATCTGTATTTTTCTGAGAATTGATCAGTTACATTTCTAACTGCTTGTACTCCAGTAGCATTAACCATACTTGGTACAGCACCAGAATTATCTGACACCTCACTTAAGCATTCTATTCTACTTGCAGTTTGATATTGTTTACCAGTTTTACTTGTTCTTACTGGCTGTGCATCAATTTTAAGTCTTGCTCCCTTCGGCCATCTTGATGAGCCTAAAGCCTCACCATATATAGTCATATCACTACCATCGTCTTTGGTAACGTAGACAGTAACTTGACCATCATCTTTCTCGAATGCTTTTTTAAATGAGCATTCAAATGTCTCATGTTCCATGTTTGTTCTCCTGTTTATTTGTTTTATTATATTTCCAAACTTTTGCATTATTTGTTATAGCTTATTTAAAAGCATTTTGCCAAACGTTTTTTGCATATATTCTAGATGGTTCATTATCTGATTTACCCCATCTAAAGTTATCCATAGTTAATGGAAACATTTTAACTATATCTTCTTTTGTTTTAGCAATATCCAAGATATGTTCTATATGTTTCATAGCTTGTATAATGGTCTCTAAATGACCCTCTCTGCCTTCCATATCCACGCTGTAAACGTCTTTGTACGAACAATAGAGCAAAGCAGTCGGTTTATTAAAAAGGTCTTTATAAAGGGCTTGTTGACGCAAATCAGCGTCTTTTGGGTACCATCTGCTATCAATAGCACCAGATTTAAGTCTTTTTATGTAAGCAGTAGCTTTAGTATCTATGATTACATCGTCAAACTCAAAGTCAGTTTTACCTACAACGTCATATTTTAAGCCATATTTTTCACCAGGTATTTGCTTTTCATTTTGATAAGAAACAATTTTACCAAATTGTGGTAGTTCTTTAACAAACTGATTAGCAATAATACCAGACCAAAGGCATTCATCATCTGACTCATCACCTTCTAGTTTTAGGTATTCAGTTTTTGCGTAATCTATGATAGCTTCTTCATCAGTGATTTGGTTTTGCAAAGCATACTCTGCTGCAACTTCAGCAGTACTGCCCATTTTCATTCTGGCATTTGCTTTTGATTCAAAATCATACAAGTTATTGATAATCCAATAGGGTGGACTATCAATAAAACTATTAGTTTTTGAAGCACTATGTCTATATTCAATCTTCATGTTTATCTCCTTATGGTTAATAATATTCAAAAGTATTGTAGTTCATCTTATAATGTATCTGTAGATATATTAAAAGGTAAAAGAACTATTGGTAATAGTAACGAATATAAAATATATAATTTATGTATTTTACTTTCTTGGCTATTGCACCCTACACAAATGTATGGGTGTAAGAGCACTATTGCTCGTTTGCATAATTGTAATAAAAACAGAGTTTATAGACTTAATAATCTATATAATAAAAACAAAAAATTTAGATCTTTTGTTGATAATGCAATAGAAAATTATAAAGTATCTTATGCGTCAGATAGAAAAACCTGAGTTAATATCTACAATTTTAGACAAACGTAAAGTATGGTTAAATATACGTGAGTCTCGTTTAATGTATATGTTTCATAGAAAGCTTATATCTATTGAAGAATATGAAGCTGGATCTAGGTATCGTCTTATGTGTGAACTTCAAGGTGGTGGTACTGGCAATGTTCTTAAAGAACGTATTGATGGAACCAACACAGATTTTATTACATCATCTCTTGGAGCTGCACTTGCAGTCAAAGATGTTGATGATGAGATAGGCAAAAGACTTTCTAAATTTATGAAGTTGTTTTGTCATTATAATTTTGGTATCATTGAGATAGCACATATGTTAAGTATGTCAGAACGCAGAGCATCTAACAACGTACATGAAGGACTATCTGGTTTAGCAATTTATTATGGTTACAAAAAAGTGCACAATACTATCAGAGGACAAGGCACAAAGAATCAAAGACAAAGAGTACCTAAAATGGGTAGCATCTAATCCTTGTATACTTTGCCAGGACACAAGATGCCAAGCTCATCATGTTACTTTCGCTATGCCTAGAGGTTTCTCACAGAAAGTTGGAGATCAATATACTGTACCTTTATGTTTTCCTCATCATCATCAATTACATACAAATGGTATGAGTGAAAAAGATTTTTGGACTAAATTAGACATAGATGCTATCGAAATATGTCGTAGATTTTATGACCATTACCACAATATGTGGAAAAATAAGAACTTTTTTTATGATGATTCTATGTTATGGCGTACTGTGTACGATGAACTTGTACCTAAGATGCAAAATAACATTGATTTTTTAATGCAACCCAAATAACTAATATAAATATCCTCGCCAGAGGTACGTAATTATGACTAAGATTTTAAAGTTTCCTAAAAGAAAACAACCTTATTCAGAGACTTTTTTGACTAATGTAAAACCTGCAGCAATTGGAGATTTTATTAAAGGTCAACACCCTGACATGTCAGTTAGAGCTGCTGATGCTATGGCTCTTGCAATAATTTACAGCACATACTTACAATTAGTATTTGATGAAGAAGGACATAACGTACCTTCTAACATTATGGATGCATTAGAAGAAAATGATCATTCAACATTTATATGGGCTGCACATGACAAAAAAACGTTACACTAAAAAGAAAATATCTTTCTCAAAAGATTCTCATACATTACCTTATGACAAATACAGAGTTGAGTGGGTTGACTGTGTAAGTGACTCTGGTTGGGCAGAGAAAAAAGAATTTACTAATATGAAATTAGCTAATCCTGTTAACGAAGGTTGGCTTTTTTCTAAAGACAAACACTCTATTAAATTGTTTGCAGCATACATTGAAGAAGATGGATCTTATACTTATGGAGATCGTACTAATATTCCTACATCTTGGATTGTAAAGATGACTAAAATTTAACAAGCCAGATAGTCTCCCACCTGGCTCTATCTTTATCAGGATTGCCCATGGGATTTTAACCCTATAGATCTATAGGTTTGTAACCTGATACAGAATTTTTAAATACCTTTTGTAGTATACATATCATTTACTTTTTCAGCTTCTTTTTGAGCTTCAGATCTTAATGGATCTGTGTATACTTCTTCTACTTTGATAGTAGAGTTTTCAATAATACGTTTACGTGTAGCAGCTATCTCTGCCTTAACATGATCTTTAGCGTGTTCTAATACTTCAACTAATTTAGGAAAATTAGTTTGATAAATTCCATAAATAGTTAAATCATTAATTGCTGTTGCTACTCTTTGTAGACCTCTTTGACGTTTTTCTAGTCTCAGAATCTCGCTGTCTGGCATTATCATTATCTTCCATCTCCTTTA